CCAGTAAAATCCCGAATCAAACCAGAGAACCCATCAGAAGAACCATTGCCAGAGCCGAATATATTTCACGAAACTGTTGAAGCTGTTAATGCGGCAGCTGATCGGGCGAAGATGGCAGAGCAGAATGCAAAGGAAAGTGCGACAGAAGCCGGTAAGAATGCTGCTAGTGCATCGGAGAGTGCAGTTACAGCAGAAAAGACCAAGGAAGATGCTCTTAGGAAAGTCGGAGAGAAAAAGCAGGAAGCAATCGAAGCTATCCAGAATCAGGAAGAGACCTCTGTAGGCAAGATTACTACTCACACTGATGGCGAGATCCAACGGATTCAAAATCAGGCTACAGAGTCCAAGGGAGAACTCGAACAGACCATTATAAATGCTGGTGTTTCAAAGGAAGAACTGGATGAGTCTATTCAGACTGCTAGTGACACTAAGACAGCACTGGACAAGTCGG